CTGGCCTGCACCTCCGATGCGCGGCGATGTCGTCGTGATGCTCGGGGACGGATGGACGGGGATGGTGCAGGCCTGCGCCACGTCCGAACTGCCAGGTACCGGCACCTGTCGATACGACCTGACGCTGAGCGGCTCCGGTTAGGAGAGGCATCCAATGACCTTGTTGATCTACCTCATCGTCCTGCTCATCGTGTGCGGAGGGTTGGCGTACATCGTCAACCTAATGCCGCTTGAGCAGACGTGGAAGACGATCGCGCAGGTCCTGATCCTGCTGATCTTCGTCATCATCCTGTTGACCCAAGTCCTGATGCCGCTGATTGGCGGCGGCCCTGTGATCTTGCGCTGACGCATGCCGCGTTCGGCATCTGCCAGTGAGGTCATCAGTTGGCGTCGCACCGGGCGACCGGCGCCCGACGCTCCGGTGCCAATGCTCTTCAGCGAAGAGCAGCTCACGGCCTGGGAACGCAGCGTCGTCGCGCAGACCGAGGACATGGTTGAAGAGGCGGCGATCGAGGCGCTGCAGGAGGCGACCGTTAAGGCTCGCCAGGAGGTCCTGACACGAGAGACAGCCCGCTCCGGCGGCATCGCACCGCTCTACCAACAGGTCATCGACGGAAGGGCCGATGCGCCGCTCAGCGCCATCCAGCCCTACTCCACCATCGTTCTGCTGTGGAACTACCTGCCGGAAGTCGCGACGAGGACCCATGAGGCGCTGGAGCAGCGCTCGCCGCGGCGATCGGGTCGCTACATCGAGTCCATTTCCGTGTTTCTGGATCAGGTCCCCGGCGAGCTCAACCAGATCACCTACAACACCCAGCAGGTGATGCTCGTCCCTTCGGTTCCCTATGCCCGCCGGCTCGAAGTTGGAAAGCGCCAGAAGGACGACAAGCCGTTCGTGAGACAGGTCGCGCCACACATCGTCGAAGAGACGGCCATCGTGGCGAAGCGCAAGTTCAGCGAGTTTGCCTCGTTCGTCTACAACTACACCGACCTTGCCAATGCGTGGCAGTTGTCGCTGGCCGGCATGACCCCGCGCCACTGGGAAGGGAGCTACTGGCGGCATGGCCACACGCCGCGCACCCGGCACGGCATGCTGGAGACCCACGTCCGCTATCCGTCGATCACGATCACCAAGCGCGAGTGACATGGACGACCTCTATGGGGTCATTAAGCGCGCGATCGTCGCCGCTTGGGACGAGGGCTGGACGCACACCGATGTTCCCGTGCTGTGGCGTGAAAATGAGCCGTTGCCACGTATCGATCCGATCACGGGCGGCACCGGCGGGATGCCCTACTACTTCCGCAACCAAGTCGAGTTCGGGAGTGAAGACGTCATCGGCTTCGGCGGCGGACGAGGCCGCAATTTCCGCGCTCAACGCGGCTCGGTGGTCATCCGCAGCTTCGCGTCGGTCCTGATCGGTGATGAGGACCAGGCGCTCCGAATGATCTCGGACGCCACTGCAATCTTTCGCTCATACCGCAAGCAACAGGACGACTGGGACCTCTCGTTCATCGGTTCCGGAAGTGGCGTCGACTGGGGGCCAAACGAAAACGGCGTCTGGTTCCAACGCGGGTGCCTCGAAGTGTTCGAGTTCCGCTTCCAGGGCTGACCGGCAGCAGCCCATCGCCCCATGAGCCCTTGGGCAAGGCGGCACACACAACATCGATGGAGCTTGAGCCATGCCGCTCGCCGAAGGCGTATCTGCCAGAATAGCGATGAAGCCCTATCTCACGGGCGACATCACCCCGAACGCTCTGGAGGATCCGGCAACCGCGCCGGGCCCGACCGATGCGCAGATCCTGCGTCGTGTCAGCAGCACGCTGGCCTTGGCAAAGAACACGTATCAGAGCGCCGAGATCAGAAATGATCGGCAGATCGTCGACTTCCGCCACGGCACGATGCGGGCTGAAGGCAACATCGCCGGGGAAATCTCGCTGGGCACCTATTTCGACCTCTACGAAGCCGCGCACCGCGACACTCGGACGCCGGGTGTGATGGTCGATCAAACCACCCTGACCAGCATCGCCGGCAGTGCGTCGGCGTCGTCGCTCACGTTCGGTGGCGGCGATCCGGTGATAGCGGGACTGAGCGCCGGCATGCTCATTCGCCTCACCGGCACGACGACGAGTGACAACCGGAACTTCACCATCATCGGCTTCTCCGGCACCAGCAACCGGACCATGCTGGTCGACCCGAAGCCGGTGGACTTCGCCGCTGTCACGACATTCACCGCGACGGCCCCTGGTGCTTACACCCTGGTGCCATCAACCGGCTTCGTGAAGCGCAAGTTTGCCTTCGAGGTCTTCCATGAGGATCTCGACCAGGCCCGCCTCTATCAAGAATGCCGCATCGGCAGCTATCGGCTCGCGTTGCCGGCGACCGGCATGGGCACGACCGAGTTCTCGGTGATGGGTCGCTCCCAGTTCAACCCGGTGACCGGCCCATACTTCACCGACCCGTTGCCAGAGACGGGCACGGCCGTGCTGGCGGCGGTCAATGGCAGCCTCTACTTCGGCACGCAGAAGATCGGTGTGGCGACAAGCGCCGACCTGACGATGAACCTGACACCCACGGCGGCCGAGGTCATTGGCCAAAATTTCTCGGCCGAGATCTTCCTGGGCCGCGCCAACGTCACCGGCACGATCACTGCATTCCTCGACAGCCAGGACTTGATCAACGACTTCATCAACGAGAGTGAGGTCAGCTTCCTGCTGACGATGAATGCCGGGTCCGCTCCCGACAGCCCTGCGATGACGGTGTTCCTGCCGCGACTGAAGTTCGGCACGGCCGCCGTGAACTTGGCTGGTGAAGGTGGGCAGAGCGTGTCGCTCAGCGTCCAGGCGCTGAAATACACCGGCAACGCCCCTGGTGTGCCGAACACCACCATCCTGATCCACGACAGCGAGGCTGCCGCCGTTCCTGGTGGCCTTCGGTCCTTCCGCGCTCCGCCCATTAACGGCGGCGGCGCTGATATTCCAGAGGACCCCCGTCGTGGCGGCAGGGCCACTCGGATACCGGAAATCCGGTCAGCAGCAGAGTAGTCGAGATCCCGACGGCAGCGGGATAGGCCTTCGGGCGCGCGTTCGGAGAGTGGGGCGGTTCCTGCCGGGCCGCCCCACGCTAACCCGGCAGGAGACACAACTGAATGGCTATGAGAAACGGCAAGATGGCGGCTCTCTCGGTTCCCGAGGCGCCAGCGAAGCTGATGCTGCGGAACCCCTATGACGGAGAGCCGATCGTCCGCAATGACAACAGCGAGGAATGCTGGATCGAATTCCATCCGTCGCAGAGCAAGTTTGGGCAGAACGTCGATCGCCGGCTGATGGATGACAATATCCGGCTGAGAAACCAGGGCAGACGAATGAATGCCCGCGAGATCCAGGATAACGTCTGCAAGAAGCTGGCGATGCTGACGACGAACTGGTGCCTCGCGATGTTGGATGGCACGCCTGTCGATGAGCCGTGCAACGTGGAGAACGCGCACTTCTACTACACCGAGGTCGAGTGGTTGAGGGAGGCGGCCTCCAGCTTCGTCAATGACTTGGGAAACTTTCGACCGACGCCCTCGGAGAGCTCCGTGACTTCGCAGAGCACGAGTTCCGACTCAACCGCCTGACCGCCGATGGCCAAGCCACGGTCAGGCAGACCCTTGAGAGCGTCGAACGTCAAACTGGCCGGATCCAGGCGGAGCTTATTGGACCGCCGCCGCCGCTCGATCTCATCTACCTATGGGACTGGTTCGCAGAGCTCAATGCGTCACGCAGCTCGACCGGCTTTGGACCAAACCCGCTCTCCTACAGCGACATCGCCGCATGGGCCGGTCTTACCGGCATCACTCTTCGTGTGCCCGAGATCCAGGCCCTCGTGATGCTCGATCGCCTCTGGTTCACGCGATACGTCGAGGGGGCCGAAGAGCGACGAGCCTGGCAAGAACAACAGCAGAGACAACGGAATAATAGGCCGAGGTAGATGGCTGACGTTGAGAGACGGACAACGATCACTGCTGGACTGAACACAGCCCCCATGAAAGAGGGGCTGGCGGAGCTCCGCGCCGAGACATCAAAGACAGCGTCATCGATGACGGAGAGCGTGAACCGCATGTCGCGGGCGCAGCTCGATGGGGTGAAGGGGTTTGAGGCCCTGGCCCGCAAGTACGTGGAGGGGGTCAGGGAGGCGCAGAGATACGCCGACGAGATCCAGAAGGTTGAGCGCGCCTTCGCCAACTTCCGCGACATGGGTATGTACACCACCGTCCTTCAGGCGGTGGAGCGGGCCTTCGGGACCGCGGGGACGGCCGCCAAGCAGTTCGCCCAGGCCATGGGCGACCCTAACAACTCGGCCCAGCAGCGCGTCCAGGCGCTGCAGAGCCTTGTGCAGATCATGCAGGCGGTGAAACGCGGGCATCAGGAGATGGCGGCCGAGATCGGCCGACAACAACCTGCGCCAACGCCTCGCTTCAGCGGCATTACTCGCGCCGGCGGCGACCTCGCGGCGGGGCAACGGCAGATGCTTGGACAGGAGGATCGTGAGCTCCTGCAGGCGATCGCCGCAGGCCGCGTCGATATGCAGGGGCTGGCTACCTTGGGCTACGACCGCACTCTCGGCACCCCCGAAGCGCGGGAAGCTATACGCAGGTTCAAGGAAATTGGCCTGCTGCGGCAGTCGCGCGCGGGTGGACGCTTCGGCCCCTTGGAACTGGGTGGCGCGGAAGCCTACGGCCTCGCCGGCCTAACA